TTATTGTAATAAATATAGATTATAATTATAATTTATATACATATAATTTTATAAAAAATAAAGAAAATAAATTTTTAGTATCGTTGTTAACATTTCCTTATTGCACATTCATTGGAAAAAAATTGAATATTATACATATAAATATATAAAGAATTATTAATATAAATATCAATATATAATGCCTCTTAAAAAAAGTATGAAATCCTCTTCGACTACTGTTGAATCTAAAGTTAATCCTAAAAATATGTTTTCTGCATTAATGAATGATGATCCAGAAAAAAATGAAGACATTAAAAATACTGAACAAACACAACTCAAAGAAGAAACTGAAAAATCAACTGAAAAATCTACTGAAAAAAATATACAGACTGAACAAATAAGAAATGGAAATATGGTTGTAACTGAAGATAATCAAACCTCATTAAATCAAATCTCATTAAATCAAACCTCATTAAATCAAACCTCATTAAATGGAACAAATAAAATAAATCTTGCCGAATTTGTATCGAATATTAAGCACCGGCGTGATAACCGTGATAACCGTGATAACCGTGATAACCGTGATAACCGTGATAACCGTGATAACCGTGATAACCGTGATAACCGTGATAACCGTGATTCGAGATATCGTAATGTACGTAATGATGAAAAAATGCTTGAAAATAAACAACTATATGATGATACCGCTGAAAATGAAAATATGGGAAATGAACTAAAATTTAATTCTCATTGGACTGTATGGGTACATAAATCAGATAATCAAGATTGGACCCTACATGGATATCAAAAACGATATATTATTAATAGTATTGGTTCATTTTGGAGATGTTTCAATAACTTTCAGTTTTATGATTGTTACAAAAATCAGCTATTTATTATGAGGGGAGAAATTGCTCCAATATGGGAAGATATTAATAATAAGTTTGGAGGAATCTGCTCAATTAAAGTAGATTCAACACAGAGAGGATTTAAAACCGATATATCTACAGAAATATTTGTGTCAATATGTATGCTTATTATGAATGAGACATTTATTGCAAACAATGAGGATATCAATGGTATATCATATGCAGTAAAAAAGAAAAATATTCTTATTAAGATTTGGACAAAATCATTTTATGAAAATGATAAGTTTAAAGATGAATTACCAAAACCACTAATTAATAAATTTAATTCAGAATTGCAAAAACAATTATTCAATATATTAGGACCAGATTATAAGATGTCAGTCCAATATAAACAAATTAAACCAGAATATGAGATTTAATATAAGTGGTGTTTAATAGTTTCTTTATTTCTTTTTATGTTTTTCTGTTTTAATTTTAGATACATATATAAGATCATGAAAAATAAAATCTATCCGTTAACTGCCTATCGGTGTTATAACACCAATGCCAGTTAAGATTCATGTAACGCAAAGTTTAAAATTTAATTTTAAACTTTGCCTAAGGCAAAATATTTTTAAATATTTTGCGTTACTTTTGATAATTTTTTCAGGCGGTTAAAAGATAGATAAGAAAATTATAAAAATAATATATAAATACTAAAATAATAAAAATATACATAGAAATTTACTACCGATAAAAAATAAAATTTTATTTGTATATTGATATTTAATAATATTTTGAATAACATGATTACTATTAGATTTACACAATTTAGAATCAGCATTTTTTATTGCTAAATCTTGAATTCTATTAAGTTCATCAAGTTCATCAAGTTCATTAGTGTTAATGGAAGACATTTTTGATATATGTATATATATATTAAAAATAATAAAAAATTATTAACTAATAATTATTGTTATAAATAAATTTTAATAATAATTATTAACTAATAATTATTGTTATAAATAAATTTTAATAATAATTATTAACTAATAATTATTGTTTATAAACAACTTCTGACGTCTTGTAAAATGGATCAAACTTATTATTATCATAGTTTGCGTGTTTATTAACGAGTTTTTCATTTGCTGGATTAAATCCAACATTCATATGACCATATGATGCAATATCGTATCGAATAAACATAATGTATTCATTTTTAAGAAGAATTTGAATATTTGTACTAAGTGTTTTGCATTTTTGGAACATACAAATATCATTTAAATCATATATTTCACGAATAATAATAGGTTCATTCTTATTACGTTTTGGATTTACTTTAATATTTACTGTCTCATCTGAACCATTAGGATCATGTTCAAATTCTTTACGAGCATTGCCTAGATTACCAGAAGAACTTTTACATTTAAATTCTATTTTTTTATCTGTACATTCAATAATAACAAATTGTCCATAAGTTAAAAGATTTTTACACATATTATGGAAATCTTCTGTTTTCATTTCAACAATAATATCAAACTCTGGAGGAAGAGGAGCAATTTTACGTTCGTCGAGATCCATCAGTTTAAAATCATATGATTCTTTGCTTTTCTTTTCATTATTATGTAATTCAATATTTAATGTTTGTTTTGTAGCTTCATTTACATATACTGTCATTTGACCATTTTTATCTATATTTTTTAATACATTATACATAGTTGTTGGATCAATTCCAATTGAATATTTTGGTTTTTTGCAATCGAATTTAAAAAAGTTATTCTTTGCATATAATCTAACAATAATAATAATACTTTCAAAATCATTAACTTCTACAATCTTAATACCACCTTGCATTTTATCATCATCATCTGCTTTTGAGTCTGCTTTTGAGTCTGCTTTTGATTTTTTTTCTAATTGTTTATCAGATTGTTCTTCGTCTGAATTTTCTGATTCAGAATCAGAAACATTTTTTTTAATAGATTTAGATTTACTAGATTTTGTGGATTTAGCAGGTTTAGTGGATTTTGCAGGTTTAGCAGGTTTAGTGGATTTTGCAGATTTTATAGATTTTTTAGATTTAGAATTTTCTTCATCAGACTCTGCTTCGGTTTCAGTTTCAGCATCTGATTTAGTTTCAGCAGCTGATTCAGTATCTGATTCGGTTTCAGTTTCAGCATCTGAATCATCATCTTCTTTTTCAGCATCAATTGGTTTGGGTGGTTTTAGATGTATCATTACTAACTCAAGTAGTACTCCAGATAATACTTCAAAAAGACTGCGGAATACTGGGATATGATCGATAGTATATTCGAAGATACGGTCTTCTTTCATTTATATTATTTCTTAACTGTAATTATCTTTATATATGTTTGTATACATATATAAAAATATATAATTTCAATTTTTTTATTAGACCCAAATATAATATAATTGATTAAATATAATATAATTGACTAAATATAATTAATTAAAATATAAAAAATCTAAATGCATAATATATGAAATCATTTAAATTAGTAAATCCACTTATTGTTGGTAGTTTCAACACTGATTACACTGCTGAGACAGGTTTAGATGCTGCAAATCAATTTTGGAATGATTTTAGCACACATATAACTGGTAATCTACCAAATATATATGTTACATTACGCGAAGAAGGTACACGTAATTTATCACATTATAAAATTTCAGAAAAAGTTAATAAAGGATCAAAATCTACCGAATTTACTATTTCTGAATATAATGCAGAATTATCTGATGCAAAAACAAAAAAATTTTTAAAAGAAGTTGAAAATTATGAGAATAAAGTTAATGCTAAAATATCTCGTCAAACAGGTGGTGATGATAATAAAAAAGATGGCGAAAAAAAACCAGAAAAGAAACGTTATAAAGATAGTTCTAGTTCAAGCAGCAATGATTCAGATTCAGATGATTATTATAATTTTGGTAAATATAGACGTCTAACTCAACCAATAACTATGTTTTATTACACACCATTATTATATAGTGTACCAAGTGTATTTATTCCAACATTTAATGTACCATTAACACCATATGTAAAATTATACATGCCAATGTTCTAAATATTGATGCTTCAAATTCAAAATTATTAGTAAAATCAAATGTTTTTTCCATTTTATAATATGGATCGATCATCGACTGAAATATTTTAGTTTTTATTGTTTCTTTTGTATCTTTTGTATATTTTTTATTATATTCTGTAGTATAACTTAATTTTGTTATAGATATATGTGATTTATAAGATGGATCTTCTAAAGTAAATTTAAAAAATTTTTTACTTATTTTATATAATGCTTCATTAGATTCGTTGGTAAAATAATACATATTATCTCTATTGAATTTTGATTCCGGTAAATGAATAAAATTACCTGACGAATATTATATATAATATAGAAAAATATAGAAAGATATATAATTATTTATTGCTATATTTTGGTAATTCATCATCCGACTCTTCCTGATTATTATTATTATTATTTTGTTTTTTTTCATTTTTGCCTTTAGTTCGTTTAATATATGTTTTTGTTTTAGTAGGTCTATTTTGTTCAACAGATACTATAACAGATTCTAATAATTCATTTAATTTACGTTCATCGATATTAATATTCTGTTTTCTGATACCATCAACAACTGATGTTTTAATATTGTCTATCTTTATAGCCCCTTTTGTAGTAGATGTTGCTCTGGTTAATTTACACGAACCTTCTATATTAACAAAATCTTCTTTAATTGCTTCAAGATATGATATAATATATTTTTCCATATCTGTCTTTTGTGTTTTCAATGCTTTGACTTGGATTTGTAATTCTTTTTGTTTTTCTTTAATTGTATCATCTATTTTAATATATTTTACTATTTTTTCCATAAGTTCGGTTTTAAAGAATTTTTCTTTGCCTTTTTGTGAGACTTCATCTAAAGTCATATTTTCATAATCTTCATCACATGAAGATATATCACTCGAATCTATATCATTCTTTTTATTCTTTGTATTATCTTCTTTTTTTTTGTTATTGCTGTTGTCGTTCATATTTTTAACATTTCTAATTATTTGTGTCTTATTCATTATAATATATATATAATATTTTTTATTTAAATATATTATATATATTATAAAAATGAATAATTATTATGATAAATATTATGACAATTATTATAAAAAATATATTAAATATAAATCAAAATATATATATCTACAACAATTAATACATAATAAACAAAATTTAAATAATGTAAAACAAGAAGGTGGTCGTTATGATTGTGACCCTAAAAAACCATTTAAGGATTTATGTTTTGAAAAACAAGATGGTAAATATAAGAATAAAGACGGTTGTATTAATGATTGTGAATTAAATTATATAAATTATCATTTGATAAAAACAGGTATAAAAGGAGAGACAATAAAATTTTATTTATTTATCAAAGATATTATTAAAAATAAAAAAATAGACGTATATATAAAAGGTGGGAATGTTATTGGATTAAAAGTATTAAAAATGATTAGAGATAAATATAAAAATGATGATAAAAAATTTAAAGAAGTATTTAAAAAGTTTTTAGAATTAGAATTAATAAAAGATTGGGATTTTTCAGGTTATACAAAAGAAATAATAACCGATGAATATAGAGATCAATTAGATAAAATTGCAGAAGAGTATAAATTAGTACCAAGAGCAAAGACATTTATATTATATCAAACAAAAAGACCATTATTAACCGATGATAAGCCAATGTTTGAAATAGCAATATTAGATTCTGATAGATTTACAAAATTAGAAATTCCATTGACTACTATGAAAGTTAAAGTTAATGAATTTAATCTTAAATATATATTTATGTTCTGTAAAAGCTTTATGTTAAATAAAAATTATAATAAACCAAAAAAAGAAGATGATAAACCAAAAAAAGAAGATGATAAACCAAAAAAAGAAGATGATAAACCAAAAAAAGAAGATGATAAACCAAAAAAAGAAGATGATAAACCAAAAAAAGAAAATGAAAAACAAAAAAAAGAAGATGATAAACCAAAAAAAGAAGATGATAAACCAAAAAAAGAAGATGATAAACCAAAAAAAGAAGATGATAAACCAAAAAAAGAAGATGATAAACCAAAAAAAGAAGATGATAAACCA